TATGTGTTTTCTTTGTTTAGATTTATCTTTTTTAATTATGGTTACCATACCTGCTACATTTGAACCATGTAATACAAATTCATTTGTTTCAGGCGTTCTTTCATTCTCATAAAATATACCCTCTGACCTTGCTAACTCTATATCTTCAGGATTGGCACCACCACTCATCATATTTTCATATAGTTGAGCAGGTACTTTTGACCAGTTTCTAAAGTAACATTGGTTTTCATAAGCATAACCACTATGATAGATTTCATGCATTATACCCATATCAACAGCGATCAATACATCTGGTGTAAAATCTCTGTACAGAGCGTTACAGCCATATATCTTGCCATGTGGTTTTAATTGTATTAAGTCTAAACTTTTTCTACTTTCACCGTTACCTATACAAAATACTCTATTCATACAAATACATCTTTCATTGTCATTCTACATTCTGTAGTATTAAAGTTTACAAAAGGTCTTAACTTGGTAAGCGTAGATGAGATTTTAGGCCATACAACTTTCTCGGTAATCTCTTTATGAAAATTTTTACTAAACGATAAGAAGTGGTCAAACACGATAGCGGTTTGTAGGGATAATTTTTTCTGGATAAGTAATCGTAAAAATCTAGGATGTTGTCCGCTATGGCATAAGAAACCATCATCAAAAGAAATATTACGAGCAGTAAAGTCATCATTAATCCGTAAGCAATCGTTTCTAAAATGGTACGAAAAGGCTTCTTTCCTTTTTTTATAATCCAAATAAACATCTTTACCATCTCTTTGTAACAAATTACCAATCCATCCCTTGCTATCTGAAGCAAAGTTAGCAACAAAGAAATCAAGTATATCAGTTTGTCCATATTGTTTACTTAACTTGTGAAAGAAATATCTATCATTTCTTTTTGTAAATGTTTCTAATTTACAGTTAACCTTTCCCTCGTATTTGACATAATCATAAGTCTTGGTTGTGAAGTGTAATTTAACACCCAAATAAACTTTGAATACATCATATCCTCCATACATAATTATATAGGCAATTGACCACACTTCGGATATTTAAGCATTCTTAAATTCGTAGCTTCTAATTTGATTTTCTCTTTTAGAGATTTTGATACTAATGGTTTTGCTGTTGATGGATCAATTTCTAATTCTTCACAATATAATATTACAGCGTCCATATAAGAACATTTTTTCTCTTTGACCATGTTCTCTATTTTTAAACTAAATTCTTTACTATTCATTTTCACTTTCTATAATGTGTGGTGGGTACTACCGCTAGATTTCGCCACCACTTGTTACATAACATTACCAATATAACATAAGTGACCTAAAAAGTCAAGCTTATGTGTTTGTTCCTAAAAGATTTGTATTCATCACCATATCAAAGGTATGAAATATCATACACTTATATGGATCATTTGCTGTTTCTGCTACTGCTAAAGTTTGGTGTTCATCATTAATATAGTATGTTATGGCAAATACAATTGAACCATTTTTATTGGCGTTCTCTTTACCAAAACTTACATTTATTGGTGTAAACTTGTTATCTTCTATGTATCTATCAACATCAGCAGGCAATCCACACATCATAGGATATTGCATCATGTATAGGTTGTATTTACTTTTTGGTGTTTCGGCCTTAGCGTGATTGTAAACTAGTGTCATACCAAATAAAAACACCAACAATAAAAATATTGTAGGTAAATTGTCTAGTATTTTATTTTTCATTGAGCCCTCTTGTAAGATATGGGCTAGTCTTGCTTGATCTTATCTTTGTTTAGTTCTTCATAATATTTATAAAAACCATCAATCGCTTTTACAAGGTCTTGCTCATAATCCTTACGTTCTTTAACAAAGATTTGTGATGTACCGTCTTCACTCGCTAACATGATAACAATTTGTTCAATAGGGGTACCAAATATTTCTTCATACATTATAGCATAAGCAGTACATTGTAGGAAGTAATTCTCAATCCAGCTTTCTTGTCGCTCCTTGTTGGCTGTCTTAAAATCTATTACAGATAGTTTACCATTATACTCGGCGACACAATCAACTTGACCAGCAATTGTAAGTTTGTGACTAAACATAATTGCCTCTAACAAATGTATATTGTCAATCTGATCTACATAAGGTTTTAATAGTTTGAATAAACCTAGTGGTAACACGTCACGGATAGATGGTGTTTCATTCTTAATATATTGTTCAACTAACGTATGAGTTGCTTTACCTCTCCTAGAGGCTCTACCCATTTCCCATTGAGCAACCTTTTCACCAATACTATCTCGCCATTTCTGTAGGCCTTCTTTTTTAAGAATACCTAATACAGTGGTTACAGACGGATAATTCTTTTCGTCAACTTTGTAAAATCTAAAACCATCAATATTCATACCTTTGGTTTTAGGAAGTTTTGATTTATCTAAATCAATAAAATTAAATTTTCTTGCCATAATATCTCCAATATATCATCATTTACAATAAAAGTCAAGCCTAGTTAGACCTATACAATGTCATATGATCTTTTATCTTTTCGGGATCGTTTCTTAACTCTTCCCTATCTTCTTTTCAGCTAGGTACATAAGACTCATAACAAGTCTTATTACTTTCATTCTTGTAAGCTCTTAATATCTGCTTACGGTTTTCACCATCTGACCTATACGAGCAGTGTACCCACCCGGAATTAGGTTCATCTAAATTGTGAAACTCCAATATCATTTGGTCAAATTCACAGTTCTCACTGATCCATTTTACCAACTCAGCGTTACTTAATCCAAACACCTCGAAATCGGCCGCCTGGCCTTTGGCGTGCTGTGAATTTTTGCTTGAGCCTATGGCTTCACACAACTCAGGACTACGATACCCACTTGATACGGTAACTACCTTACCAAAATGGTCTCTAACTTTTTGTAGTACATTTTCACACAATGCTTTCAAAGCATTCATGTGGTCTTCGCTAGGATTATTACTAATACCTTTACGAACAGCTGTTTGTGAGGCTGTCATCTCTTTTAAACTAAAGTTATTGCTTAATTTCATTTAATCTTTCCTTTGCTTTTAATTTAAGCTTCTTAGCGTCTTTTATCATCTGCCAAGAAACGCTACCTCTGTCTGATCTACGTTTCTGTTCTAATAATTCGACTTCTCTTTTCATTTCTTTATGTTGTTCTTTTAGATTCATATTATCCCCTTGTAAGTTTTAATATCTTCTCTATCTGTCCTTTTATAATTGGTCCTCTGTTAGGCCAATGTATGTATGGTTCATCACTTTTGCTTAAATTGTATAAAAACGGTAGTACAATCTTTTCGATATCTTTAAATCGTTTCTTTGTGCTCTCGTCTGTTTCTGTTTTTGTCACTGTATCTTTATCAGCAACAATTTGCATAATCTCGTTCATCATGCTTTTGATGTCTTTAACATCACCTTTTACTTTTGAGATTTCTAATTTACTATCTTCGACTATTTTTGGGTCAACACTTGGTTTGTCTTCAGGTGTTGATGAAACTGGCGTCATACCCCAATCATCATCAAGGTCAAATCCCCTCATAAAATCTGGTATATCGTCTGCCATTACTTCTTCCTTTTCCTATGTTTTGATAGTACAGCTTCAGTTTTAGATTGTTTTATAGTTTTTCTACTGTACCTGTCAGCTAAGGCACTTTTAGGGTGGGCCTCAGCAATTCTGCTTAAGTTCTCTTTCCATCCACTATCTGTTTTCATACTACCTACACCACTCACTATATTTAGGCCTGTAATTCTCTGTACAATGTGTGGATTCTTATCCTTGTACTCTTCCATCTCGGCAATTGACATCATTTCGTCAAACTCTTTTTTGGTCTTCTTATTGTAAAAGGTATATATTGGCATTATAACTTTAATAATGATTCTAACTTATCTTCAGCATGTGCTAATGTATCTAATTTCTTCTCTGCTGTTATAACATAATCAATATGTTCAGCAACACCAATAGGGCTTGCTAAAAAAGTTCTTAAATCTGCTTTAGCTACCTCTATATCACCTTCTAGTTTTTTTATTAATGCTTCTTTTATCATTTTATACTTTTCCTTTGTCCTACTATGTTGTTTACATATACTCTTATTAACCTAGATACATCTACAGTTTCCTCTTTTAATGTTTTAGGGTTAATAAAAATAACTCTACTATCATTTACTTTTAATGCTTTGTGTTCTACATTATCATCAACTACAACAGCACTATCTGTATATTTTCGCCAATCGTGGCTACTATATCCACTTATATCACTTATCGCCATTTGTTTTATCTCCTCTCAATCCGTCCCATAATATTTTTTTTTCATCAAAGGTAAATGGTCTTATCATATTTAGACCATCTTCTTTACGTTCTTTTGTTTGTCTTTTAGATTCTTCTAAACTCAACTTTTCCATTTCTTCATAATCCATAATTACTTCTTTCTTTTAAAACTACCTTTACCTTTTTTAGGTTTAACAACTTTAGGTTTATATTTTGGTGTTCTTACAGCTTTAGCAACAGGATTAGTTTTCATACTATTTCTCTATAATGCCTTGTATATCAGTTTCAGGCATAAGAAAGTAATCTTTACCATCTACCTTAATTTCATGGCCAGCAAAAGCGGCAAATTTAACTTCGTCACCTACTTTAACTGTCATTTCATCTCTGACATCACCACCTCTTTTTAATCCTTTGCCTACAGCAACGGCTATACCTTGCTGTGGTCTTTCTCTAGTGGTCATTATAATACCACCTTTTGATTTTTCTTCCTTCTCATCTCCGTAATCTATAAGAACATAATTACTCAATGGTTTAAACGTTAGTGTCATTCTCAACTCCTTCTTTGTACCAATCTGGCATTTTTGCTGGACTTTTCCAAGTAGCAAATCTTCTTTTTTCTATTATATAATATTTACGATAACTAGCAACACTATCACCTGGTATCTTACAGTGTTCAGGCATAGCAGGTTTAGGGTCTGTAGCTATCTTATTGTATTTAGCATTCTTTGGAGGGTGCTTTAATATATCACCTAGTTTATCAATCGTAACATGATTCTTTGTATGATTATATCTTTT